AGTATACTTATATGGACAATAATTATTTTATGGGACTGGATGGATTCGTCTGGTTCACAGGTGTAGTTGAAGCTAGGAATGACCCATCTAAACTAGGTCGAGTTAAAGTTCGTTGTTTAGGATTTCATACAGAAGATAAGAATGATATACCTACAGCAGATTTGCCATGGGCTCATGTCATGCATCCAGTCACAGACCCTTCTATGCAAGGAATGGGAAACAGTCCTACCTTTCTTGTTGAGGGTAGTTGGGTTATAGGTTTCTTCCGTGATGCAAGAGAAAAACAACAACCTATTATCATAGGTTCTTTGCCTGGAATTCCTAGTTCTATTGCTGATAGTTCTAAAGGGTTTAATGCTCCTAATTCAGCATACCCCAATTCTGCCAGAGGGTCAGGTCATTCAATTAATGAATCTGATACCAATCGTCTTGCGAGGAGTGGTACAGATGCAGAGACACATAAATCTCTTATTGCAAGAAGACTAAAATTAGATGGAGTTGCTATTGCAAATAAACCAAATTTTGGCCCAGATGGTGTGTCTACAAAATTAGTTTCTGAAGACCCACGAACAACTTGGAACGAACCAGACCCACAAGGATTTTTTAAATCTCAAGTTCAATATCCTTACAATCATGTTTTTGAAAGTGAGTCTGGGCATGTTTTTGAAATAGATGATACGCCTACCAACCCAAGATTACATAGAGAACATAGGTCTGGAACATTTGAAGAAATACATAAAGATGGAACAAGAGTTACAAAGATTGTGGGGGATGACTACGAAATTGTTGCAAAGGGTAAAAATGTAGTTATAGTTGGAACTGTAAATCTTACAACTGGCCCTTGCAATCATCTTATAAAAGGAGATTATGTACAAGAGGTTGAGGGTGATTATACTTTAAAAGTTGGTAAGAGTATGTACACAAAGATAGGTGCGTTAGGTGTTGGTAACTATGAGTTAGATATATTAGGTGGCCATAGTTATAGAGTTGCTGACGATTACAAAGGTGTTGTTGGTATTGGCGATAGTAGTAAATCAAATTACGATATTCAAATTATGGGTAGTGAGTCTAGACAGGTTGGTGGTTCATCTAGAACATCTGTTGTAGGAAATTCATCTTATATTAGTAATGAATCAATGACTATAATAGGAAATACAAAAGTAGCATTAAGACAAACAAGTGCTCAAGGTATATTAAACATTGATGCCCGTGGAGCAATGGTTACAAGAATTACAGGAACAGTTCAGGAAAAATACAATAAGACAAGAACAACTGCTATTACAGGAGCTGTTTCAGAGTCATACTTGAGTGGTCAAACAACTACAATTACTGGCAATCAAACAACTACAACAACAGGAGTTATTAATCTAAACTAATGGCACACGAATTTAAAGTACAAAATACATCTGGAACAATTACAACCTACACAGACTATGATAATATACCTACGTCTGATTTAAAGTATGTTTTAAAATTTATTCCAGACTTAGGAACACAGGTTGATAATAATGAGATGCAACTAGAAAGTGGTAGTACAGGATTTCCTGGCAGGATTGTTCCAGAGAACTGGACTACCTCTTCGGAAAATCATTTGGTGTTAGAAACAGCTTCTGATACAAATGTTGTTGGACACTATCACGAATCAATGATGGAGCCTCACGTTAGTGGTGATGGTCATACGGAAGAAGAACATAGAGAGATTGAACTTTGGGGTGTTAAGTTTGATGCACTTATAACAGCAGGAGAATTGAACGGTGGGTAAACCAGTAACTTTTTTTGGAGCAGCAGATTTACCACATTGTAGTGGAATGACTAGATTAGGTAAAAGTTCTAATGTTTTAGTTAATGGTATTGGTGTGAGTAGACAGGGTGATAATAATACAGGTCATGTACTTCCGCCAGCACCATGTCCAGGCCATGCAGCTCCAATCACTACTGGGTCTATTAAAGTTTTTGTGAATGGTAAGGGGTGTGGTCGAGTGGGTGATGCTATAACTGGTTGTACAAAGGTTGCAGAAGGATATGAAAAAGTAATTGCTGGATAATATAAAAGGAGAATAAAATGGCAGCAGGAATAGGTGGGGGAATACCACTATTGGATGTGGGGTGTGGAGCAAGTGTAGACCTCAATTTTGCATTATCAACAATAGATAATATGATTAATGATATACTAAACGGAATAGGGGATATTACTGGAGCAATCGCAGATGCAGTATCAAGTGCTATAGATGCATTAGGAACTGCTTTAAGTAAGATGATTCCAGACCTATCTGGTTTAATTCCAGATATAAGTTTGTCAGGAGCAATAGAAGGACTTTTAGGTTTAGTTGAAGGGTCATTAGGATACCTTGCAAAACTTGCTGAAATCACACTTCAATTTGGTGAAGCTATTTTAGGAGCAGGGTTAAATTTATTTGACATGATTGCAGATGCAGCTGGAGCATTATTAAAAGGATTAAATCCATGTAGTGCGTTACCAATAGATTTAGCAATAACACCTAGTGGTGTAGTACCTAAACCATTTAGTACATCTTTTTCAAAACTTGCAGCAGTTCCTGAACTATTAGCAAAACCTTTGGTTAATAATATTATAAAACCAGAGAAATTGGCGCAATGGGACGTAGACATTGGCGTAACTTTAAATGAGGATGTAACTTTAGAAGATGTTAATGAAGCATTAGATAGATTAGGTGGTAGTATAGATAGTTTAGAAGTTGCTATTGATACAGATAATATTTCAACTGCATTAGATAAAGTAGACAGTAGTTTAGATAGTTTAGGTGTTGCAGTTGATACTGTATATGAATGACAATTAGATAAATAAACATAAAACTTTTTGTATAAATAATACAAACTAGGAGTCCACTAATATGTCTGCATATAAAGATGCACAAGCCAATAATGATATCACCAGAAATGTCAGACAATATACTGACTTAGATTTATTCTTTGGTAGGAAAACTTCCGACTCCGATATTAGTAAAGTAACAGATATTCAAGCAGTTAAAAGGTCTATTCGTAATCTTGTTTTATTAAACCCATATGAAAAACCTTTTCACCCAGAGATTGCTGGTGGTGTAAGAGAAATGTTATTTGAATTGATGACACCAATTACAGCTCAAATTATTGCACAACAAGTAGAGAATGTTATTGATAATTTTGAACCAAGAGCAAGACTTGTAGGGGTTCGTGTCCAACCAGATATGGATAGAAATCTTTATGAACTAACTATTGAATTTTATGTTGTAAATGCACCCACAGAATTAGTAGACATGTCAGTTATGTTAGAGAGGTTACGTTAATGGCAGTAAATAATAAAAGACTTTCCGTCACAGAATTAGATTTTGATGATATCAAAAGAAATCTCAAAACTTTCTTGAGAGGACAATCAGAATTTAAAGACTATGACTTTGAAGGTTCTGGTATGAGCGTACTGTTAGATACTCTTGCATACAATACACACTATCTTGGATTCAATGCAAACATGTTAGCAAATGAAATGTTCTTAGATAGTGCATCATTACGTTCTAGTATTGTTTCTCATGCAAAGATGTTAGGGTATGAAGTATCCTCACCTAAAGCTCCAAAAGCAACAATCAACATAAGTTTAACAACACCAAAAACAACTGCAATTATGAATGCTGGTACTACGTTTACGACAACAGTAGATGGAACAAGTTATCAGTTTGTAACTATTGCAGATGTAATAGGTCAGAGTACAGGAAATGCAGTTCCTTTTGATAGCACAGAAATATATGAAGGAACATATGTTACTACAAAATATCTTGTAAATAGTTCTAACATAGACCAAAGATTTGTTATAACAGATAATCGTGCCGACACTACTACTCTTAAAGTAAAGATACAAACTTCTGATTCTGACACAACAGCTACAACCTATACAAAGGCCACAGACATATCACAATTGTCTAGGTCAAGTACTGTATATTTTTTACAAGAAATTGAAGTAGGAAAATTTGAAGTATACTTTGGAGATGGTATTGTAAGTCAAGCTTTATCAGATGGAAATATTGTTGTTCTAAGTTATGTTGTTACAAATAAAACACAAGCAAATGGTGCTTCTTTATTTTCATCACCTTCTGCTATTGATACTGTTACTAGTATTACAATCACAACTGTTGCAACCGCTTCAGGTGGAGCAGAAGCTGAATCACTTCAGTCTATTAAACTTAATGCACCTTTAGATTTTGCAGCTCAAGGTCGTGCTGTTACCACAGAAGATTATAAACTATACGCAAAAAAACTTTTTTCAAATGCACAAACTGTTTCTGTGTGGGGCGGAGAAGATGGAAGTTATAATACAAGTAGTGGGGTAAGTGCAACAGCAGAATATGGAAAAGTTTTTATCTCTATTAAAAGTACAACTGGAGAAAATTTAACAAGCACACAGAAAGAACAATTGGTAAAAGATTTTGAACCCTATAAAGTTGCATCTATTACTCCTGTGGTTGTTGACCCAGAAATAACTTCTCTAATATTAGGTGTTACTTATAGTTACGACTCTAATGCAACAACACAAACTGCAACGGATTTAAATTCACAAGTAATTTCAATATTAGAAACTTATAACACTACAAATTTAAATACATTTAACGCACCATTTAGACATTCGCAATTAGCAGGTAATATTGATGGTTCAGATAATTCTATTCTTATGAGTACAACAACTGTAACAATGGGTAAATTATTTACTCCAACCATTACAGGTTCTACATCATATACCATAAATTTTAATAACGCATTTTATCACCCAGTTAACGGATATCAAAATACTGTTATTGCATCTACTGGATTTTATATCAATGGTGGTACTACTGAATACTTCTTTGATGATGATGGTTCTGGTAATTTAAGAATCTATTCTATTGCAGTTGGTGTTAGAACATATTATAGTCTTACAGCTGGTACAGTTGATTATGCAAATGGTTTAATTACAATCAATGGTATATTAATTTCAGCAACATCTAATATAGATGGTTCAGTTTCTACACAAGTTCGTATTACTGCGTTATCTGATTCTAATGATGTTATTCCAGTTCGTAATCAGTTATTGGAAATAGATTTTACAAACAGTACGGTTACTGCAAAGGTTGATGCAGCTGCAACAACTGGTATAGGGTATACAACAACAAGCACAGGAACAACAACTAGTACGACTGTAAATACTACTTCATCAACTACATCATCTTCGAGTTATTAAAAAATGGCAGACCAAAAGTCAAAATTACTGAATAAGTTATCCCCACTTATTGAAGGACAAGTGCCTGATTTTGTACAGTCAGACCACCCAATCTTTGTTAAGTTTCTTAAACAATATTATCAGTTTATGGAAGCAGGACAGATTAACTATACTGCAATAGTTAGTTATGTTACATTAGAAACAACTACAGTTGCATATGTATTAGAAGAGAGTGATGGAGATAGACTTGTTACGGAGAGTGGAGATAGTGGAACTACAGGTAAGTTTACAAATAACGAAACGATTACAGGTGCAACCTCTGGGGCAACAGCCACAGTTCTTGTAGAAGATTCTCGTAACGCAAAAATATTTGTTTCCTCTCAACAAAAATTTATTACAGGAGAAATAATTACTGGTGGTACTTCAGGTGCAACTGCAACTCTTGATAATT